AAATGGACTTCATCACCAACTGATGGAGATGCTGGTAAATTAATTGTAACTGGTGCACCAATACCACCCCCTGATGTATCTACTAAAACTTGATCACCATTAACTGTTGTATAAGTTGCTCCAGGTGTAATGTATCCTTTATGTCTAATACCTAAAGAAATATTAGTTCCATCTGAATATAATAAATTTGTTGATGCTACGGGTATTGCAACACCTGTTCCTGAAACTGTTTTAACGGTTAAACTAAATAAAGATGCAGATCTATCTGTTGCATCTTCAACGATAAAAACTCTTTCAGCAGAGTCTGGCATCGTCACCGTTCTATTTGCTGTTAAAGTTCCTGTAAGTTTAAAATATAAATTTTTACCATTCGATACTGCACCATTAGATAAGGCTAATGCTACATCTGCTGAGCCAACATCTATTGCAATGTATCCTGATACTGCTTGTTCTAATTGTTGTAAGTTGGTGTTAGTAATAGTACCCCAAGTACCAGACTTTTCACCTGTGGTCATTAACTCTAATTTTAAATCACTCGAATACGTACTAGCCATTTTTCTCCTATGGGTTATCTGGATCTATTGGAATCCATACACCAGTTGCACCTGGAATTATTGGGTTCCATGATATCACATCTACTGTGTCTGTTGCAAGGTTTATTTGATTACCTGATATAATAACTGTTTTACCTATCTTAACTGTAATATTTCCAATAGTAACTTCATAGCCACTACCGTCTGGTAATATTCTTGCTTTTCCAATAACAACTGTACCACTAAATGCAGAGTTTGTAATAGTAGTTGAACCATTTGCTCCATCAAAATGAAGTAATACACTTGTTAAGGCATCTGGAGTAAATGCACTAGTTGGTTCTGTAAAACTTGATCCTGTATATCTTGCAACAGTTGAAACTCTTAACTCATCAATATAACCATTGAAATCTCCAAAGCCATTTTCACCAATACTAAATGGACCACTATCTTGTTTATTAGCTGTGGTAGCTGTATCTGCTAAAGTTCCGTTTTTATATATTCTGTGAGTGTTTCCTTGTCTTTCATAAGATAGCATAGTCCATTCATTTGCATTAACAGTTACTGCAGTAGTAATAATTGTTGATGGATTTACAGTCCAATAAACTGTGCTGCCTAATAGGTATGATTGTTCTGTTGTACTTGTTCCTGATTGCCAAATACCTTTATAACCTGTTACACTGTTTGGTCTAATCCATAAATCAATTGTAAAATCACCTGAACTTAAATCTACATCTGAAGTAGACTCTACGTAATCATTTGTGCCATCTAATAATAAAGAAGATACACCAAATTTAGATTGTGCAGTTGAAAGTTGTGCTTGGTTAAATGCAGAAAATAAAATACCTTGACCTTCACTTGCAATATTTAAACCTACTCCATTAACGGCAAAAGCAATACTTACTCCACCTGGATCGCCGAATGGTGAACTAGCAAATGAACTACCTCCAAAAAACATTATGATCCTCTACTTGTTTGAATTGGGACCCAAGTTTGACTTGCACCTGGTACAATACCATCCCATTGTCTAATATTAACTGTTGATGTACCTACATCAAATCCACTACCTAACGGTAATACGGTTGCAGCTGCAGTAACTGTAACTGTTCCAGTTGATAAATTTTGTCTGTTTGTTGTAACGGTAACAGTAGCATTTGCTTTTGTGGTTACATTACCAACTGCAATTTCTACTGCATCTCCATTTACAGAAACATTTGCATCTGCAACAATTGTTACATCACCTGTATCTGTATTAATTCTTGATCCAATAGGCGAGATATTTGCACCTGCAGATGTGGTAACTGTACCTGTAGATAAATCTACACCTGATCCTGTAACAGAATATATAAATTTAAATGTAACAGATCCTGTTGTAAAGTTTGTTTGTGATCCAGTAGGTAGAATATTTGCGGCTCCAGTTGTAGCAACTGTTCCTGTATTTAAATTAACTCTATTACCTGTTACTCCAACAACGTCAGCTACATTAACTACACCTGTTGTAAAGTCTAATTGACTTCCAGTAACTACTGTACTTGCTCCTGCAGAAACAGTAACTAAACCTGTAGATAAAGCAGTTGCAATGCCTGATACACCAATAACATCGGCTACCTGAACATTACCAATTCCAATATTAAATCTATTCCCTGTAGGGAGTATTAATGCATCACCAACGATAGCAACAGTTCCTGTTGATTCGTTGATTCTATTTCCTGTAACAATGGCCAGTGCATTTGGGTTAAACCCTGGATCTGCAAACGGCGCTGATGCAAACGAAGTTCCGCCAAAAAACATAATATAAATCCTTATAAAGGATGCAACGGGTGGTATGTGGTGGTGTCCGTTGCACCCATCATAAGGTTATATCATCGTTTAAACCAGGATGGAAGACCTAAATGAGGACGCTTGTCAAACATATTGTCTTTAGCGCCTGGTGTTTTACGATTGTTATAATGTAAGAAAACTTGAATACATTCCTTACCTTTAAATGGTTTTCGCCAATGTTCTAATTCACAACCAGAGTATACTAACATATCTCCTGGTTTTAAATTAACTTCAATACCTTTCATTCCTTCTTTACCAGAAGGCTCAAGATATATTGGCCAATCGTCACCACCTAAATTCATTGTAGTTGATATTTCACAACTAAATCTATCTTTATGTCTTTTAAGTTCATCACCTTTTTTATAAATTCTTGCATAGGTATATGCAGGATATAATTTTAATCCTGTTGTTTTTTCCATAACAGGCTGACATTTTAATAATAATGTTTCCATCGCTATATCGGAATAACAAGAATATGTATTTGGAATCTGTTCATTCTCACCTTCATAATAACCTAGTAAAGTTTCATATGGAGAAATGTAACGAGCTTGTCTACATGTATCATAAACTTGTTTTTGCATAGCAAAATAGTTTGCAACAAATGCAGCTAGATCTTTATCTATTGCTTTTCTAATGATTGTATATTTGTTTTTCTTAAACGACATCTTTAGCCATCTCTTTCGGTACAGCTTGAATGTTCCAATGTATAAATCTAAATGGTTCTACACCAAAGTCGACCGCATATTCATGTTCCAAGTACCCTGGAAAGATAATGAGTGTGCCTGGCTTTGGTTTAAAATGTACTAATTCAGTTCCATGAAATACACCATTGCCAGGTTTCATTTTTAATTTTGTAGCTCGTGCACCTGTTCTTGGTTCATGAAATATTGGATAAGAAGTTTTATCAGAGCATTTTAAAAAATAAAATCCTGATACATGTTGATTCCAATGAATATGAGCTGAATGATGTCCTCCACCATTTTTAGCAAACTCTTGTACCCATAACTCACTAAACATAGTTGTGTACTGTTGCATATCAAAACCACACCAATCTAAAAACTCCCAAGACTTTTGACCTACATAGTTTCTAAAATCTAAAAAGTTATTATCCATCGTAAGTGGTGTTGAATGATAACTTCTTCCAAAGTCACCATGCTTTTTAATAAATTCTTTTTCTCTTTTTTTAGCATCTTTAATATATTGATTCGATGCTTTGTTTAAGGATTTAACAAACTCTGGTTTGTCTTCAATCCATATTGGTGTTTTAAAATATTCTGTTATTTGCATTATTTAAACGGATATCCAAGATTCCACATGACTAATGAATATCGCACTCCTTTCGTTACAGGTTTAACTCTATGCCATACAAATGAAGGAAACACAATAATAGATCCTTTAGGAAGTATTTCTTTTGCTTGCCTTAAATGTTTAGCTTCTTCTCTCATATGGGGATCATAGTTTCTAAAATCAAACTCTAATTCACCCCCTTCATATTCGGACCCATCGGTTAATTGACAAGTCATCGAAAGCTTTCTTATTTTACCATGTTCAGGATTATTAGCGTCTTTTCTATCATAAGGTTTATCCCAACTATCACAATGCCAATCATAATATTGATTGAGTTTATATTTTGTAAATTGACAAGACTCTGATCTATCCCATTCAAAATTCCAACCTGCAGCTCTATTTGCTTGATGAATGTATGGGT